ATTATACATTTGCAACAACTGTGCATAAAGCTCAAGGAGATGAGTTTAATACTGTATTCATAGATAAAAAAGATATACAGAATAGCATATTTAATAATTATTATAATACTTATGCGAGATTAATGTATGTTTCAATTTCAAGGGCTAAGAGTACAATATATATTTAAATATAGATTAAATTTTATCATATAATGATAGAAATTTAATTTTAATTTAAGATTAATTAGATATAATATTATTAAGAAAACATATTTAAGATTAAGATTAAGATTAAGTATGATTATCTTATAAACTCGCCTGCCAAGGCATTTAAAGGATATAATATGGCAACTAAAAAACAAATTTGGGAAGAAGTACATAACATTTGTACAGAAGGTAAAGTTAGTAAAGTAGTTATTGAAAAACTTGAAAAAGTTTTATCACCAGGTAAAGGTGGACAAAGAGTTGATGTTGATGCTATTACTCGTAAAGATGAAGAAGGTAATATAACACATATACAATGTAGATTAAGTAATGTGTGGCTTCCAGCAAGTTTAAAGTATTTCACAAAAGATACAAACTCTAAAATAGTTGGTACTGATGGTGCTCCATTGTATACAATTTCTCGTCAAGCACAAAAAATCAAAAAAGATACTGCTAAAGTATATGCTGCTTCTAAAGAGGCAATCACAAATGATTTACTTGATGGTAAAATTGTATCTGCTGATGCTAAAGCACAACTTGAAGTTTTAAAAGTAGAACCAGATTATTCATCTGTAGCTGAGTAATTTGTAGAGTCTTCTTTGAAGGCTTTATCAAGTTTACTTAGTAAACTTAATGTTAAGATAATGCTTAATTAAAATGAAATAAACTGAAATAAAAGGATATAAGATGAAGTTTAAAACAAAAGTGCTCCCATTAAAATGGACATATATATCTGGCACAGGTTCTCCTAAATATGGTAAGCAATTTACAAGTGAAGACCCATTTGATTTTGAATATAAAGCTAGTGCAATAGTAGATGCTAAACAAGCGAAAGAAATTCAAAAACAAATAAATGAGTTTTGGAGAGAAAATAAGCCTGCAAAAATAGTTAAACCTACAACAACGTTCTTAAAACCTGAAATGGTAGAGTCTGATAGTGTAGATGAGTATGGTGCAAAGATAAAAAAACCAAGTGGAAACTATGTGTTAAGTGCGTCAACAAATTCAGTCTTTAAAACTAAAGAGGGTATAGTTAAATCAAACATTGCTATTCTTAATTCTAAAGGACAAAAATTTCCTGAAATACACCCATTAGTTAAAGGTGAAGTAGGAGTTGGTGATGGTTCATTAGGTGTAATTCACGGAGATATGGCAATTACTGAGTTTGAAGGTAAAGCCTATGTTAAATTATATCTAAAGGGAGTTCAATTTGCTAAATTCATACCATACGAAGGTGGTGGAATTGATGCTGAAGATTTAGGTGTGGAAGATGATGGAACTAACTTAGAGTCTGATGGTTGTGATGTAGAAAATATTAGTGATACTGAAAAACCAGCATTATAAATTCGTGTGGCTTCGGCTACACTACAGTCAGAGATAGACTTAAAAAACTAAGGATAAATTATGAATGTTAAAGTAATTACAAAATTACAAGAGTTGCCAGTTTTTAGTACACAAGAACCAGTTTTTTGTGATATTGAAACACAAGGTTTATATATTAATGTACGACTTATACAATTCTATCAACCTTCTACAATAGATACAATATTCCTTTTAGATTTAGCACCCATTGGATACAATAAACAACATCATACACTAATGCTAGAAAAAACTAAAGATTATATGAAAAAATTACATTTAGTATTTTATAATGCTAGTTATGATTTAGGTACACTAAACTTAGTTCCAGCATTACTTGATGATTTATTCTATGCTGTTAAATCTGCATACCCACATTTTATGAAATTCTCTTTAAATATAGTTACTGAAAAATTACACTATGGTAAATTATATGAAGGACTTGATAAAAAATCACTACAAAAACAAGGATTTGTATTAGGTGCATATTTATCTAATGCACAATTAAGATATAGTGCTATTGATGTTTTAGCACTTAAATTAATGTGGGAAGATAAAAAGATACAAGATATTATTCAAAATAATTTAGCGTATAAAGTAGATATTTTATCTTTAAAATATGCAGTAAAGTATCAACAAAATGGTTTAGTTGTAGATTTAAAAGAACGTAATAAATTATTAGAAAAATCTTCTCAGACTGTTGAAAGGCTTACACTAGAATTACCAGAAGGTTTTAATCCTAATTCATATAAGCAGGTTCGTAAATATCTAAATACTGAAGAGTCTGACCACGCTGCATTAGTTAGATATGCATTAAGTAATAAATCATTAGCTAATAAAGCCAAATATATTATTGACATTAAAAAAGCTAAAAAAGAAGTATCATATTTAACAAGTATAAATTTTGATAAAATGTTTACTAAGTTTAATCCCGCAGGTGCAGTAACAGGTAGATTTACATCTAGTGGTGGAGATTTAGATAATGGATTTAACTCTCAACAAATACCTAGACAGTTTCAAAAATTGTTTAAGACTGATACTAAAGATACAGAAGTAATAGGGTTAGATTATAGCACACTAGAGCTTAGATTAGCTTGTACAATATTTGGTGAACAAGAAATGTATAAACAACTTATGAACTCTGAAGATTTACATACAGCTATGGCTTCTCAAGTAACAGGTAAAAAATTACACCCTGATGGTTTACAAGGAGATACAAATGCATCTTCTGGTATGGCTGATATAGAGTATGAGTATCTTACACATAAAGATAGAACAGATGCTAAATCAGTTAACTTTGGTTTTGTTTTTGGTATGAGTGCTAAAGCATATGTAGATTATGCATATACTAGTTATGGTTTAGAGATAACATTAGACCAAGCAGTAAAAATTAGAGATGCATATTTCGCAAAATATCGTAAATTTAAAGAGTATCACAACTATGTATGGGAGAATTATCAGAAACCTGATTTTGTATATGTTACAGCATTAGGTAGGAGGGTAAAACCTAAACTTGGGACTGATGGTATTAATGGACCAGTACAAGGTTCTGGAGCTGAAACTACTAAACTTGCAGTACATTATCTAATTAAAGCAGATTGTGATAGATTAGATTTAGATAGTAATATAGAATGGGAACAATGCGAGGTTGTTAAGTATATTTTTAATGTAGTTCACGATGCTATATATCTTAGAGTACCAAAGGGCACTAAAAAGCAATGGGAAAAAAGATTAGCTAATGCAATGGTTAAAGGCTGGGAAGAAATAAGTAAAGTACCTTTATTTAAGTTTCACAATATTCCTATGCCTGTAGCAGAATAGGAGATATTATGGAGTTTGAAATAACAGATATAGATTTAGGCAGAACAGGTGAAGTTATACATTATAGAGATGATATAGCATTGATAGATGCAGATACTATAATATATGGTTCTGCTGTTACATTAGAGGAACAACACGAATTATTAAGTAAAGATTTTTATACTGATACAGAGTGGGCTGAAATTTTAAATGATAAAACTTATGATAAAGAAACACATTCCACATATAGTTTAGATTTAGAACAAGCATATAAGCACTCTTCAGATAAAATACAAGGTATTTTAGATGCTACTGGCTGTAAAGAATATGAATTACATTTTACAGGTGGAAGAGGTTTTTGCTATGATGTTAATCCAACATATAAAAGTAATCGCACTGGGAGAATTATTACTGGTTTAAGGGACCTTAAATATTTATTTGTGGAACGACACTCTAATGCATATATGAATACTAAATGGGAAGCAGACCACATTGTTGTTTGTAAAAAACGTGATAATCCAAGTAAGTATTTATTATGTGCAGTAGATAAAGATGTACTATATTCATTACCTGGACATCACTTTAATTATTATAGTAGTACTAAATATAATATAGCTATGAAATTTATTGATGTAGATGAAGAAAGAGCATTCAAGCATCATTATAAACAAGTATTAACAGGTGATGCTGGAGATGGTGTTATTGGGTTAAAAGGAATAGGCCCTAAAAGAGCAGATATTATTTTGCAAAAATGTACTACTAAACAAGAATGCTGGGATGCAGTAGTTAAAGCATATGATGATATTGGTATACTCAAAAATGGAGATAGTGCAACTGTTGTTGATGCTATAGTTAATATGCGTTTGGTTAATATGCAACAATTAGAACTTAATGAACATAATGAGTATGAGGTGAAATTATGGAGCCCTTTTTAGTAGTATCACTAACAAATCATAGACTTGATGTAATGTTAGCAAATTGGTTTTGTTGTGCTTTATATGAATTACATATACCATATACAACTAACGTGTATAGTAGTTATAATAAAGCTATAGTTTTTAATGGTGTACTTACTAAAGATAGTCAAGTATACTTAGATATAATTAACAAGAGAGCTGAAGAAGTATTCTATATGGTTGATGATTGTGATTTAGAAATACCAGATAGTGTAACTATTGTAACACAATTTTTTAATAATTCTGGTGCTATATTTTTTAATATAGCCTCATTAGCTATAATGGATTATAAATGGAATAGTCCACTTATAAATACAAAAATGATAAGTAACATTTATGGAGGAACATTTAAACCACGTAGAGATTATTCTATTATACCAGATATAGATACAACCATCATTTTAGGTGATGATGATAGATGGGATAAGATATTTCACAATGCGGTAATATTACCTAAAATAAGAGATATGGACCTGTTTTATGGTTTATTATCTATATCTAAAGATACCTATATAGTTAGTGACATACTTCACGATAATATTAATGTACCATTACGATTATTTGAATGTGTATTTGCAAACACTAATTGTATTATGTATACAGGTGAGACATTAACACCTATGGATATAAAACAACTATATACAAAAAAAGATTTATTAAGGAATATTGAATGTCTAATACAACAAATGTAGATAAAATATTAGAACAAAGAGGAGCTATATATGGCTCTTATGAAGCAGGTGTTAAGTGTAGAGCAGATATAATTTCTGCTCTAAATAATGTATATGCTGGAACACATAAAGGTAATAATATGCCTGAAACTCTACGCATACAATTTACAGATATAGCATTAAAACTTATGAGAGCTGCAAGTGACCCTACATATTTAGATAGTTGGGTTGATTTAGTTGGTTATACAAAATTAATAAAAGAGGTAATGTGTGATGAAAACAAATAAATGGGCTTATACAGAAGAAGGCTATGTGAAATTTGTACATAAACATAAATTTATAGTTGAGTTAGATATAACTACAGTATGTAATCTTGCTTGTAACAATTGTGTTAAACTATCTAATTTTAAACATACTTGGCATACAATGAGCATATCTGATATTGCAATATTTATTGATGGTGTTAGAGATAAAGATGTACTAGTTAAAATTATAGGGGGTGAACCTACTATACATCCTAATATAGATGATATAATATTATTAGTAGCAGATGCAAATGATTGTATTTTAGTTACAAATGGGATTAATAATTATACACCTCCAATAGATATACCTATTGAAAATTCAGCAAAAATGAAAAATACACAACCAGAGTTTCATACATTTATGGAAGCACCAATAGATTTAGAAGAGTACAAAGATTGTGATTTTAGCAAAGGTTGTTCTATTGCAGATGATTGTGGTTATGGATATAAAAATGGTAAATATTATGCTTGTCCAATTGCACCACATATACCAATTCAACAATTAGTATATAGTAAATTAGAGGATGTGCAAAAAGCAAGACCTATTATATTTTCTTCTATATGCAAATATTGTGGTATGTTTAAAAAATTAGGACATCATAACAAAGACAAAACAAAGTTGAAAAGAACGACTGATTTAGTAATAAGTTCTTGGTGGAAATCTAAAGGTTTTACAAATGAAAACTAAAAATATAAGAAATAAATTTATAGAATTGTATAAAAATAAAGAGTTTAATGATGAAGGCTTATTAGAAATAATAGGTGCATCATTTATAGCAGATGAAGATAGTATCTTTGGCACCCCAAATTTAGATTATATAGCGAAAGAAATTGCGTGGTATAATAGTAAATCCAGAAATATTTATGATATGGATAACCCACCTAAAATATGGAGAGATATTGCGTCAAAGGAAGGTAATATAAATTCTAACTATGGTTGGTGTATTTATAGTAAAGAAAACTATAACCAATATTATGAAGTACTAATTAAACTACAAAAAAATATACATACACGACAAGCAACTATGATTTATACTAGACCTACAATGCATAATGATAGTACATGTGATGGTATGTATGATTTTATGTGCACAAATGCTGTTATATATAGATATAGTAAAGGAAAACTTAATGCTATAGTACAAATGCGTAGTAATGATGCTGTGTTTGGATATAAAAATGACTATGCATGGCAGAAGACAGTTTTACATATATTGTGTTCTACATTAGGTATAACACCAGGAGTTATTCATTGGCAGATAGCATCATTGCACATATATCCTAGACATTTTAATTTGGTGTGCTAGGATTGATTATAATTTTAATCTATATCATTATATAGATTAATAAAAATAATCTCTCCTAGGCCATTAGGATTGATTATTTTAGATATATTTTATCATATCATAATTATAGAATTAGATTAAATTAAAATAAAAATTTATTTTAATTTAAGATATATTATGATATAATAAAATTATATTTGAAAGGAGATACAATGTTGTTTATTAGTGATTACCTTAAAGATAAATTATCTACAGGTATGACAAACAAAGATATTGCTAACGAATTAGATTTAACAGTTGCAATGATTGGACAATACAGGCTTAAACGTGGATATAATGCTAGTTTATCTACAGCTAAAAAAGTTTATATTATTGATAAAGTAATATTACACCCATTCAGTGAAGAGTCACTGAAATATGAAATAAATAAGGATAAATAATGGAAAATTTAACAAAGTATAGAGATTTAACTCTTGAGTGGAGTAGCGATAGAGGCATTCTTAAGAATGGTAATGCATTCACACAAGTGTTAAAATTAGTTAGTGAAGTTGGTGAGTTAGCAGATAACATTATTAAAGGTAATAATGTTGAAGATGATATTGGAGATTGTTTAGTTGTATTAACTAATATAGCAGCATTAAAAAATACTACATTAGAAGTTTGCTGGAATAAGGCATATAATGATATTAAAGACCGCAAAGGTTTTTTAAATGCTGAAGGTACTTTTATTAAAACAACAGATAAAAATTACAATCAATTAGTTATGGACTTTGAGAATGGCAACTAGAAGCGAAAAGCTAGGTTAACAAAATGAGAATTTTATTATCGTTTATATTAGCCATTAGTTTACAAGCATCAATGATAAGTACAACTTCAATGTTAGTTAAGAAGCAAGAAGGCTTTTCTAAATACTTATATATTGATAGTGGAGGATATAGTATTGGTTATGGCACTAATTTAACTGGTGGGCTATCTAAAGTAGAAGCTAATTGGTTATTACAGCATAGATTAAAGATGGCTTATATTAAACTAACTAATTATAGTTGGTTTAGAATACAAAATAAAACTAGAAAAATAGCTTTAGTTGATTTAACCTATAATTTGGGATTACCTAGATTACTAAAGTTTAAAGCTTTTATATGGTGTTTAAACAATGGTTACTATCACGGAGCAGCAAATGCATTAAAACATAGCTTATGGTATTCACAAGTTGGTTTGAGAGCTAAAACTATTTATAATATGATTTACAAAGGTAAATAATGTTAAAAAGCAATGATTTCTATAATTTATATGAAGTTAGTAAAGGTGCAGTTGAGGTAGCTCATCATTCTAAACACCCTTTTATTTTTAAAAAAGGTAAAGAGTTATGGATTGATGATATAGCATTAAAAAGACGGAAAGAGTTCAATAAAAAAATATGGCTTAAAAATCACGAAAACTACTATAAATTAGCAGAATATTGGAGTGATGCAGAGATAGCTAAAGCACTACATATTGTCTCTGGTACTAGCTGCGAGTCCTCTTGGAGAGAATACATTAGAATGTATTTATTTAGTTTAGCTAGCCAAGAAACTTCTATACTAGTATACAAAATTAATGCTAAACAATGGATTTTTTATAGACTAACTACAAGAGTTGTTAGAAAGTTAGAAAGAACTAGGAAAATTTATAGGGGTGCTACTGATATTATTATAGGAGAAGAAAATGACAGAACAGCAAGTTCAAAAAAAGATAATAAGTTACTTAGAGTCGCTTGATGAAAGTTATGTTGTCAAAGTAGTTAGTGCTACAAAATCAGGTGTACCAGATATTTTAGCTTGTATAAGTGGAATATTTGTAGGTATTGAAGTTAAACGACCATCATCAAAAAATAATGTATCTAAACTACAATTATATAATTTAAGTAGTATAGAGAGAGCAGCTGGTAAATCATTAATCGCTTGGAATGTTGATATGGTAAAAGAATTTATAGAAGGAGAGGTATTATAATGGAAGATACAAGTTTACTTCAGTTAGAGAGTATTGAGGCACTAAGTTTATTAAATGATAATCTTAGTGAACTATGTAAAAAGATAGTAATATTGATAGATGAACGAGATGAGTATAAACGTAAGTGGCTAGAAGCAATAAATACAATTACTATTAAGGATTAATTATGGCATATTTTATCATTATTATTTCCATAATACTTTCATTAACCGTTAGTCCTTGGTTCTTAGTTTTACTATTATTATAAGGATTACTAAATGATTACACCATATAAACATCAAATAGAAAAGGCTGAACAATGTTGGAATATTTTAAAAGAAAAGGGCTACGTTTACTTAGCTGGGAAGCCAAGGTCTGGCAAAACCCTTACAAGCTTATTAATAGCAGAGACATCAACTGCAATAAAGAATGTATTAATATTAACAAAGAAAGCAGCAATTCCAGGGTGGGAAATATTCCTAGTTGGAATGACCCTAAAGCATACCTATAAAGTAACTAACTATGAGCAAGTAGGTAAATGGGATAGTACTAAACGTAAAGCTATCTTAAAGTTAAATCCTAAAGATTATGATTTAGTTATTATTGATGAGAGTCATAACTTAGGTACTGTTGGAAAGTCTAGTGGCAGATATAAGGCTATTAAATCATTATGCTATGAGTTACCACATATACACCTTAGTGGGACAGCTATAGTTGAAAGTCCTAATAGTATTTACTATCAAATGTCTATTAGCAAATATAATCCATTTAAGTTTAAAAACTTTTATGACTTCTTTAGAGTTTATGGTAAACCATATTATATTAAAGCTGCCGGTAGAGAAATAGCCCAGTACAATAAATTTAAACCAGAGCTATTAAATGAAATAGATAAATTTACAGTTTATATGACACAAGAAGAGGCTGGTATTAGTAAAGATTGTATGGCTGTTGATAAGCTACATTATGTTGAACTTGAGAGTTCTACCAAAGAGTTATATAATACCTTACAAAAAGATTGTATAGCTAAGATAGATAAATATATGCTAAATAAAGATATAGAATATAATAGCCTGAGTTATGAATTAGTTTGTGATACTACAATGAAACTTAGGACATCATTGCATATGCTAGAGAGCGGAGTAGCTAAGATAGAAGATAAATATATTGAGCTAGGCAATACTGAAAAAATAGACTATATTATGAGTACTTTTGGTGATGCTGAAGATGTTGGTATTATGTGCCATTTTATAGGAGAAAGGAGATTACTTGAAAAATATTTTAAAAAAGCTAAAATATATAGTTCTACTGCCCATTCAGAAGGTGTTGATTTATCTCATCTTCACCACTTTATTATCCTTAGTAGTGATTACAGCGGTAGTAAATTTATTCAGCGTAGGGATAGGATTATTAATACAGAGGGCAGTAATACTACAATAGTTAATCATATACTTGTAAAGAAAGCTATTTCAGAACAAGTATATAATAAAGTTAGCAAGAAGCTAGATTTTAATAATTCTACATATGAGAATGAGGCTCTTTAGAATTATTTTAAGTCCTTTATTAATTTTTTAATCTTCATTTGATATATTTTTTCTACTTCTTTAGGTGGTAGTTTAACACCGTGGTCTTTATTAATTCTGCTAACCATTCTATCTGTTTCAGTTTGAATAGTTTTTCTTAGCATTTTCATATTGCCCTGAATATCATCAGCTTTCATTCTGTCGGCTACAGCTCTGGTAGCATTAATAATATTAGTTCTTTTACTATTTAATATAGTATTTACTTTATTTATAACTGTATCGCTATGCTTGCCACTTAAATTATCTCTAATCATATTTATTTGAGCATCGTGTAATGCAGCCTCTGAAGCATTGGTACTAACGGTACCATTTGAACCTACATATTTAGGTGTTAATGTTACATCTCCAGTTGTTTCTGCTTGTGGTTTATGTTCAAGTTGTGCAAATGCCTCTGGAACTTCTTGCTTCAATTCATTAACTTGAGGTAGAGTCATAGTTTTATTTTTAACTAAATCATCAATAAAACTTAGAGGACTTTTTGTATCTCCTCTTTTAATACTTTTAATAATAGCTTTTCTTAACTGTATATCTTTATATCTACTTCTATTAACTATTGGGCTAACAAGGTCATAAAGCTTATCTATTACAACACTTCTAGCGCCTAATGCACTTAATGTATGAGGTTGCCCCTTAGGGTCTATTACATTACTTAAGTATTTATCATTGCCAAATTTACTTTGCATTTCTTTTAATATCGGTATAACAAAGTCTGTATTCTTTCCAATTAAATGCTCTTTTTTTACATCAGCTAAAACTTTACCATAGTCAGTAGCATATTTAGAGTTAGTATTTTTAGCTATTATTTCTCCAAGTTGCTGCCTATTCATAGTTTCTTTATAGTTATGTATAGCTTGATTAACCATTTTCATATCATCAGGATTTTTAATTGATGTATTCATAAAGTCTAATAATTGACCTTTAATATTACCTAAGGCAGTTTTAACCTTTCTATCTGATATAACAGCTGGTTTTTTAATTACATTATTTATATTTTTATATATCTCTAAGGCTTGCCCAGTAGATATTGGCTCTGATACATCTCGCTTAATTTTTTTAAGATTAGTAGCTAATGCTGAGGGGTCAGTAGCATAAGGCTCTAGCATTTTATCATTTAATTGTTGCTGTATATGTGTCGCATTTAATACTTCAGTATATTTATTATTAATATGGTCAGCCATATTAGAATATGCTTGTTTTACATTATCTACTTCTTTTGCATCAGCTACAAATGGTTTTAATATAGATTGATGTGCTTCAAGTCTAGCACCTAATTTTGCCGCTAATCTACTATCTGTACCTACAGCAGCACCAAAATAATTCTTAGCTAAATGTATAGAGTTAGCTAATGAAATAACTTGGTCTTTCTTAGGAATACCTTTCAACATATTGATAGCTTGAGCTTTTGATATTCTGTTCTGGTCTAATTTTATTAGTAATTTAGCTTGTTTATTTAAAGGGTCTAAATGATTGAATACTGTACTTAGCAACTTAGAACTAGCACCAGTAACTGCTGCTCCAATTATTGCATTCTTAGTTGCATCATCATAACTTTTATTATCACCTAATGAGCTAATAAAAGATAAAGTACCACCTAGAGCGGCTTGAGCAGCTACACTTTCTCCACCGCCAGGAACTAGTGAATAGGTTAATAAATTACCTAGTGTACTAGGGTGTATCGGTTGATTAGGGTGTGCTTTATTATAAGCTGTAGTATAATTATGTAAAGATTTAATTGCACCATCTACTATGTTTTGAGGTGCTGACGTTCCAGTTTCATTTAATGCATAATTAACAGCGGCATTAATAGGTCCAGCAGTAGAGTCTGTAACTACTTTAGCTGCACCTAATACTGGTTCAGCTAGGCCAGCTCCAACTTGACCAACTACTTGACCAGCTTGTTCAGCTGCAACTTTAGGATTACCTAAATAGTCTGCAGGCTGCCCAGTAGTTAAAGTACTAATAGTTCCATCTTGATTAACTGTAGGCTGACTATTTGGTGTTGTATCAGTGCCACTAAGCTCTTTAACTTGTGGAACTGCTGCTCCTTGTATTTCAGCTTGTAAACCAAACCCACTATGCTCACTAGTCATTGGAACAAAACCTGGAGGTGGTGTTGGTATGTTAGTAGTTTGTGTTGTATGCTCACTAGTCATTGGAACAAAACCTGGTGGTGGTGGAGGTATATTACTCATTATGCATTTCCTTGTGATGGTCTACCTGGTAACTGATTAGATGCTTGTGCTTGAGACATTTGAGGTTGTCCACCTTGCATTTGCTCTTGCTGCATTTGTTGGTGTTGTTGCATCATCTGTGAAGTCTGGTTTAGTATTTGAGCTATTTCTGGGCTATATTTAGATTTAAGATTTTTAACACTAAGCCCAGCAATTCTAAAATATCCTTCAGGATTAACTTGACTTAGCATATTACCAACAGGTCCATTCATAAATTGAGAGAATAGCTGGTTATTTTGAGCTTCATCATTATCAAAACTAACTGTATCTAAAGATATATCAGCACTAGAAAATTGTATATCTGTGTCTAAAGTTGGTATAGGTGCTAATATATAATGACCTTCTTTATCCCTTAGTGGCTGACCAGTTGCAGGGTCTTTTACCTCTTCAAATACTACCCTAGTTTGAACTTGTCCAGTCTGTGGATTAATTACTGGTTGACCAGTCTGCGGATTAATTACAGGAACTTCAGCTGGCTTATTTAGTTCAGTCCATCTGTAGCCCTCATAACCATCTGATACTCTTACTACATCGTGTGCAGTAAAATATTGCTTAACTAAATTTAGTATATCCCAGCCTAGTAATCTGTAAAAGTTTTCTATTTTACTAGAACTATATCTTTGAGCTACAGCAGAAGCATTTTGTTGTAGTTTAACTTTTGAGCCACTATCACTAGCATAAGCTAAACCTAAGAAAGCATCATTTATGCTAAGAACTCTTTGAACTCTATTTAGTCCATTTTCTATGATAGCATATTGTTGCTGTACATCAGCACTAAGATTTTCTATTTGAACGCCAGATAAATTTTTAACTGGTATAATAGCATTTACTCTATTAAATTGGTCAGTAAATTCAGCTATATTATCTATTGCACCATCTTCAACAAATGCTTTCTGTGTATTAACCATTAATTGTATTTTAAGTAATGCTTGATTTATTGCTTTTTGAGTTTCTATAACCTCTCTAAACAAACCATAAAATTCTGCTTTATCGCTCATATTAAATTTTTGAACTCTGTAAGGCATTTTAACGTTTTTATTAGATATATTTTCTTTGCTTAATATCTCATTTTGGCTCCAATGTATAGACCAGGTTTTATCCCCATCTTTAATTATAGATTGAACTATTAAATAATTATCAAAGCGTTTATATCTACCCATAAATTGAGTATGATATGTATAGTCAAAATCTGCTTCATTTATATAAAGTCCATTATAATAAGCATCTAAACTCTCTCGTTTTTTCTTACTATATAATCTATCTACATCTTCTTGAGCTACCCACTTAAATCTATGTATAAATTTAGCGTCAGAATAATCATCTAATCTACTCATAGGGTCAATAGCTACTTCAAGGCTAGGAACGTGGTTAATATCTATTCTATATTTAGGTCTACCAAATTCATCCACTTCGCCAGTAGGATGTACATCAACATAGCTAACCATTAAGCCAGTTAGTATGCCATCTAATTTAATTTTATCTCCAGAAGCACTAAAGTTATTAGTTCTAAATACATAATCAATAGTATCTTGAAGAACTGCTGCTGCAAGAGTGCTTTCTTCTTTTGTAGGGTCAACTTTAATATTATTAACTATCGTTGAATAGTATCCAACCAACATTCTAGCAAATAATTTAATTATATTAAATGTTTCTGCTGGCTGACCTCTATTAGCTAACGTATTTAATTGGTCTGTTGTATACTGTCTATTGTGATATAAATTTAATACTTCTATTGCTTCATTACGAGAAGCTTCAAATACATCATAACTTACTTTAAAGCTATCATTAAGATTTTCTATTGTTGGTTTCATTGTACTGGCTCCCATTTACCATTAATAAGCTGTATTTTTTCTCCAGTTTTAGGATTATAATATATCTGTGCTGGCTGACTAGCTTGTGCTGGCTGACTAGCTGGTGTTCCTTGAGCTAATGAGCCTGGTGCAACTACATCAGTAGTTTGCTGTGGAACTTGTGGTGTAACATTAGCATCAGCTGAAGGTTCTT